GTCTTCTGCCCACGGTGCGAATGGAACTTCACCGTGAAGTTGTCCCATTCAAACTCACCATACCATTTGGAGAGCATGGAGCCTTCCGTACCGCCAAGGCAGGCTCGGATGCTTTTCGGCTGCGTAACGGAGAATGCCTTTGCATCCGAATAGTCCGTCCAGCCCGTGAAGCGTGTATCTCCGGCAAGCAGCTGCGAGAGAATAAGCTGCGGAGAACGGCTCTCCGTCGAAAACGGCATCACCGGAACATTGGCGAGGTCATACGAGATGTGCTGACCGTAGATGGTGACGATGCCGTTTAAGGGCTTCGTGATGCGATAAATGCGGAACGCCTGGTCGGCGGCGGTATCGTTGGGCTTTGCCTTGATAATGCACTCCTTGGTGATAAGCCCATAGTGCTGACCGCTGACAGGGTATTTGAGTAAGCACTCGAACACACCGTTTCGTTCTTCGGTCACTTCGCAGGAAATGGTGTCCGTCAGCACACCAAGGCCGAAGGTGGAAAAGTCTGTTGCATTTGCGGTGTATAGGACTGGAATCATTGACTGTCACCTCCTTTGGGGCATAAAAATACCACCGGGGATTTCTCCACGGTGGTTGGGTCACATTTCGTGAAATCAATTTCTATGCTGGAATTGCAACGATTTTTTCTTTTACATATATATTTATTCGTTCTACAATGCACGCTTCTTTATCAGGCAAACAAATCTCTATTTTGTTTAATTGGCCATCTTTTGTAACGGAAACAATTAGCAGAAAGAAAACCGGTGGGCTTTCAATTGAGTCATTCATTTCCTTGCAGCGTTCAAATATTTTTCTTCCTTTAAGGTCTGAACCATCACTATAAATATGAAAAACACCTTTTTCGCAGGACAATTCCGGCTGTACCAATTTGTCCCGCAATCCGTAATTCAAATCCTTTGACGTGATTCCTTCAATCTGAAATTTTCCTGGTGCAAATCCAGATATAATAGCAGTAGTAACCGAGTGCTTGTGTCGCATATTAGAATACGGCTCATAAAAAAGATCGTCGTACTGCTTCTCGATGGACTGAAAACGCCTACATTGGCTTTTGATAATCTCAATAATTTTGCTTTTTTGTTGATTAGTTAGTAGCTGATCGATCATTTTATCATCCAATCCGCATTATGCTGTCAAGCAGTAATTCATATCTTATTCTACTCTTTCAACGCAGTGCCATCCGATTTGCTGTTTCAATTTAAAAATATTATATCATACCTTTATAAGCTTTTCCACTGTTTGTATTCCAAAACCTTTTTACAGGCATTGCCATCTTGGAACAACCTCAACCCTCCGAACATTTCCGGCGCAGGCGATGGAGTTTTCTCCGGGCTTCAGCACAGGAAAACCTCCCCCGGAAAGGATATCATTTTTGAGAACGGTACCCTTGTAGCAGTTCATGTGTTCACTGTCGATTTCAATGTACTCGTCCACACCGGCAAAGCCCCAGGAGCTTGTGCCCTGACCCTCCGGCTGAACCATGAGCCGAATCAGACCGTTGCCATAGATTTTAATGTAGGGCTTGCTGTCAAAGGCGGTGGGATTCGTGACGATTAACCTCGGATTGCCCTCCGCTATGGTCTGCTGTCCCGCAAAGCTGTATTTGAACG